TAACTTTTAAAACCTCAAATTCTAACCCGCTTAATTTCCCGCTTTTAAATACTATTTTTGGCGCAATATTTAAGTTGTTGGCAATAACAAAAGTTATTAAATTATCCTCTATATATGAAGTATTTTCGTTATAAATACTGACATCAAATATGTTATTTGCGGCTGTTAAAGCTCCTGTTCTATGCGGATAAATATCTTCATTAGTATATTGCCCTTCCCTTATTCCATAAATACCAACATTCTTCTCTAAATAAGGCTTGTCGTTTTCATTTTTAAAAATCAATCTTTTTTGACGATCTCTATAAGTATAAGGAATATTCCTTGTTGATCCATAACCATAAACCCGGGTAAATATATTTTTACTTTCAAACGCTCGTCTTTCGATCGAATAAAGACCGTTATTTTTACCATATTTAAACTCGTATCCTGTATCTGACCCAATAGCTTCTTTAAAGTCAATAACTTTATCGTTTACCTGAAATTCAAAATTAAAAGCGTCCGCAATTTTTGTTAATGCTGTTCTGCAACTTTCATTTATGAAATCCATTAGCTTTTCACTACTTGGGTCAACTATTCCAACATTCCAATCAATAGAATCCTCTTTCATTATTTCCACAATCTTAGCTAAAAAGTCAGCTGCGTTTCCTGTATAACTCCAATCACTCAATCCCTCAACTGATAAAAATAGTTTATTGTATAAATCGTATAAATCACTTTGAAAGATAACATTATACTTGAACGTTTTCTCATTTACCTTATCAATGTTTGGTAATTGATTGATATAATAATTTTTAGTATTCACAATAATATAATCACCTATGGCAATAGGTAAAACACCCTCAGAAACAAATTCAGAAACAACTTTATCTTCATTCATTAATTTGCGTGTCAGTATCGTTTTTTCATCAATTGAAACCGTTGCTACTGCTACTGCACTTCTATATATTATTAAATCCGCCATTAAACTATAATTAATTTTATTTTAATTTTCCCGTAAAATATCCCCGCTAAATGTACGTTTGTAATTTCAAAACCATCCTCACTAAAACATTCGATTGGGTTGTTATCTAAAACTATTGTTCGTGTTCCGGGTGCTATAAAAATTCCGTATAAAACATTAATTTTAGAAATTAAATCCGCCTGACTTTCTCCGATCACAAATCCATTAAAATCTAAAGTGTTTCCATTTCTTTTTGTAATTTGATACCCTTCTTTTGCGTAAACTGTGAAAAACTGATTTTTAGGGTCAAGTAAATGCGCCTGACCGTCATATTCGCTTAGGAATAAACCGTAACTAAAAAATGATATTGCGTCTATTGTGTACATATATTTAACTTACGAATTGTATTGATACTGTGCAATATCCGGCTACAAATAAAACATTTGATCCTACTAAATAACCGTATGGTTTTTCAGCAAATAATAAATATTGGTTATGAGCATCCCATTGTGTTACTGTTGTATTATTTATTGCTGTTGTCAGTGAATTTATTATGCTTGTTGGCGTGTCATCACTAACTGAGGTATAGGAAATTTTGACGCCGTACATTATGAAATTATAAATAGTCCCCGGCACCATTACTTCACCAACTTCAAAATAATTACCTACGTAATATTGTCCTAACCAAAAAACTGTATAAATTGGCATTGTTAATTTTAAGAAAAAGGTTGGTCCATTGGAACAAGTGCCTTTTTCATTCGCATACGCCTGCGTTAAGATTAAATCCATTGCGGCCTGAGCTTTTGCGTCGGCTTTCGCTTGGCTTGCTGTAGGGTCTATTTGTGTGTCTGAACTATAAATATCTGCTGCAATTGTATAAGAAACAAGCGAGCCAACATAACCTGATGCGCAATCATCTTTTTGTAAACTATTTGTTAATGCTGCGTTATAATAAATAGGTGGATTAACTGTGCAAGTTCCATTAGGTACGCCATCAGTACTGCCATTTGCATAAAGCTGTTTAGTAACTCTTACCCATTCTTCCGCTATTGCAGTCGCATCAGCTACTGAAAATGGAGACGTGAACATACCTGCTGTCGCCGTTAATGTAACTGTAGAACCAAAATAACCTGCTTCACAATCATTTTTATCTGTTGATCCCGATACTTCCGTTGATAAATAAGTTGTAACCGTTCCGCTAACACTGCAAGTTGCACCCACTACAGGCTCTCGCATTTCAATTAAGACAGTCGCCACTCCGTTATAAATCTTTGGGGTGATTTGCTTAATATAAACACAATAAGAGCCGTACGGCGTCTCAAATGGTACTACATTAATGAAATTACCAATAGCTGACTTTAAAAGTTCAATATTCGCTTCGGTTTCCGCTTTTGTGCCGGTTAAAATACCTTGGAACATTATATCTCTACCTTTTAAAAATATCTCATCATCTTCCACATAAGGCTCAACTGAATTAAAGTCATCCCAATCTTTGAAGGTTTTTCCTAATCGTTTAGGAAGGTCAAATATACCTTTAACGGCTATTCCTTCATTATCAACTTGCCCCGGTATAATTCCGTAAGCACTAAGTAATATGTTGTTTAGTTTCCACATTATAATCCCATATCGTTTAAATAACTCTTTTTAGTATTCTCATTAACACCTTTTAACTCAATAGCCATACTTTCTAATCTGTCCGTGTTATTTGCCGTTCTTAAAGTATTTGCGGAAATTTCAAATAAGAATCCGTTCGCCTTCATAAATATACCCGTTTGTGTTTTTTGTTCGTCAAGTGACCGTCTCCATAAGCCCATTAAAGCCGACCCTGTATCTTCCGTTAAAGACCTTTGGATTTGTCCTGCGGATGTCGTGCCTTGATTTGATAAAGTGGATGCGGTTGGGTCGATTCCTGCGGCTTCAAATGCAGCAGCTGTTAAATCTAATCCTGTTTGTCCTATATTAGCATATTGCGCTTGCAGGTCTTCTTTTTCTTGAGCTGAAAGCCCATCTTCTGCCATTGCTGCTGTAAAATTCTCATACCAATCTGCAAGGAGTGTCGATAACTCTCCATTTATAAGTGCGTTTACAATAGCATTACGCATATATTTTTCAAAGTTATCCGAAATATCTGCTAAAGTTGTATCTGTATTTAATAATAAGTCTTTCAATGCTGACTTCGCTGAATCAAAAGATAAATCTGTCAATGCTTCACCTAGAACCTTTGCAGTATCATCTAGTGCCACTCCTGAAGCGATAATAGTCTCTAAATAAGCTCTTGTCTGGTCATCTATTTTAGCCCATGCCTTTGGTATTTCTTCTTTAATTTGTTGTAATTGATCAGGAGACATTTCAAAAAATCCATAAACATCATCGCTATCAAGACCTAATTTAGCAAATTCGTCTTTAAATTCTCTTAGGTCTTTTCTTAATTTATAACCATAAGAATGTCTGTTTTTTTCTCTTGATGCTAGAAATTCTTTTCCTAGTTCCCTTGTGGCTTCTATTTGTTTATTAATTAATTCAGTTGTTTTCTCCCATTCATCTACTGCATTAGCACCAGATAATTCACTCATTAAATCCTTATGTTTTGAGATAACATCATCCATAACAGACATAAGGTCATTATAATAATCGATGGTTTTTTGCGATACTTGTTTAGCTCCTCCTCCAAATAATGAAGTAACAGTGTGTGCTAGCCCTCCTAAGGCTTTTATACCACCAGTTATTATACTCATAGGTTTTGTAAGGTCAATACTAGCGAGACCGTCAAACGTTTGACCCATACCGCTTAATACTTCTTTTGTAGAATCAGCAACAGACACTCCTAAATCTTCAAGCATATTGACTATATCTCCTCCCGCATTTACAAGTTGCTGACCTTTTTCACCTACTGTATTAACAGCTTTAGTCATTTTAGATAAAGATTCAGCTCTATCTTTTTCCGCATCTGTTAATTTTTTAGTCGCAGCCTCTAATTCTTTTTTTGATTCCTTCCCCTCTTCTTCTAAGGCGTTCAATTCTTTTTCTGCTTCTATAACGTCATCGGTTGCTTTCTTATAGTCTTCATAACTTTCAATTAGTGCTTTAATTGGCGTTCTATCAGCTATTTCTTCTTTTAATTTTTCTAATTGATCCGTGACTGTTTTTAAATCTGTTTTTGAAATTGTATCACTTACAGTAGATAAATATTCCTCTAATTGAACTTGTAAATCATCCAAGGCTCTAGTTGATACATCGTCTAAATCACCGAAAATAACTCCCCAATCTATTTTATATTTTTGTGTAACAACATTAGTTTCTTTAGTAACAGTTTCATTAATAGCAGTTACCAACTCGACATCTCCTGCCTTTTCGGCAAGTTCTAGCTCCTTTGCATATTTATCTATTATAGCTTGCTTTTCGGCTTCAATATCTGAAAGTCTGGAATCATTTATCTTTTTCCAAATGGCTTGGATTTTGTCAGCGGCTTCTTTATCTATTGCTACCTTTTCAGCTGCGGCTTCTTTTTCGTAAGCATCGTCTAAAGTCTTTAAGTCGTCTGGTTCTATTTTTAAATCTTTATTCTTTAATTTTTGATCCCTTAAATCTTGGTCAATTTTTAACTTCTTTTGTTCGCTTTCGCTTTCCAATGCAGCAATGGCAGCATCATCTCTAAGGTTTTGTAAATCCTTTAGGAATGTTTCTTCATCTTTTAATCTTTCCTCTTTTGTTTTTTTGGCTGCGGCTATTTGTTTTTTAGTTAAGGCGTCCGCTGCCGCTTGTTCTGCCGCAATTCGGGCTGCTTTTTCTGCTTCGGTTTCTATAGTAGTTACCACTTTAGATTTTCCGCCTGCTAATAATTCTTGACGTTCCTTAAGAGCGGTTCTTTCTTCTAATAATACAGCTTTTGTTTTTTCAGCAACATTTAAATATTTTTCTTTTTCCTCAAGTACAGCAACAGCGTGTGATAAATCACCATAATCACTACCTATTCTATTTTGTTCAAATTCATTAAATTGCTTTAAAAGATCTCTTCCTTGATCTAATACAGAAGCGTTATCTTTTATTGTTTTTTCAACATATACACTTCCTTCTTTTCTTGAGGCGCCAACTATCTTTCCTATTCTTTTGCTTAAAGCCTCCTCTTCTTTAATAAAGCCAAGTTGTTTTTCACCTATTTTCTCACTCTGTTTAGCGATTTCGCTATCTTTTTCTTGAAGAACAACTTTTTGAATAAGTTGTTTATTCACTTCACGCAAAGCAGTAGACAATTGCTCGTTACTAACTGTTTCTGCATCAATATCACCTAAAAGACCTGGGTATCTATCCTTCAATTCATTTATAAGCTTTAATCTTTCCTCATTTGAAGTGTTTACATCTTTTAATTTAGATTCTAAAGTTAACAGTCCTAAACGTTCTTTTTCGGTTGCTACAGCAGCAGCCTCAGTAGATTTTACCAAATTAAAAAAACCTTCTGCTAGGCCTTTTAAAAATTTATCTGTTTTACTTCCTGTAAATTTAGCAGCAAGAGTATTTCCTATTTTAGAAAGTGTAGACCCTAATGTCTCATTTTTAATATTGAACTCTTTGGTCAATGAAGTTCCTGATTCAAAAGCATCATTAGATATTTTTTGCAATTCAGTTAATCTTTCTGTTTTGCTACTTAAAATACCTACAATACTTGCAGCTCTAGCACTGTCTACTCCATAACTTTCAAGGGTTTCAGATAAACCAATCAAACCTTCCTCATTACTTTTTGCACCAATAGCCACTAATTTAAGGGCTTCAAAAGCATCTTCTTCTACTATTTTTTTAAATTCTTTAACATTTAACCCTGCAATTTTTGCGAAGCGTTCAACATCTTTACCAATAGCGGGCAATAATTTATTGAAAGTGGTAGCTGCCACCTCAATAGATTGTCCATTTTCATCGAATAAAGCACCTAAAGCAGCAATATCAGGAAGTGTTATTTTAGCCTGTGAAGATACCCCTGCCAGACGTTGTGTAAAATCTACAATTGGGCCTTCAGAAGCCTTGGAGCTTGCTCCCAATTCATTTAAAGCAGAACCAATTTTATTCATTGCCTCTCCAATACCATATTTTTCTTCAAGGTCAAAGTTGCCTGCCATTTTACCAAGCGTTAACCCAATATCTGCGGCTTCACCTTCCAAACTATCACCTAAAGCAACAAAGGCTTTATCTGTATTTTCAACAAAATCTTCTAATTCTTTTCCTGTTATATTTAAACGCCCACCAGCTTCTGCCAATCCTAAAAGCTGTTCAATTGGTGTTTTTGTATCTAATCTTTTAAGAGCTTCTGTAAGTATATTTACCTGTGCTGTGGTGTAGCCAGTTGTTTTCATTACATTGGCTTCCGCTTCCTCTAACTCAATATTGCCTGTTACTAATTTTTTTATTCCTCTCCACGCTCCATAAACAACAGCTGTAATACCTAAAAAAGAAGACGCCAAACCTTTTAAAGCAGTACCGTATCTACTGCTACCAGCAGCCCCTTTATTAAGTTGGTTATTTGTTTGCCTTATCTGCTCTTTAAGTTGTTGAATTGACAATCTAGCTTGTTTTGTTTTTGCGTTATTTCTGCCAAGATTTGAAGTTGTTTTTTTTAATTCTGATTGTTCTTTCCTTAATTGAACATTCAAACCTTCTAAAGCTAACTTATAGTCTCCTACACTTCTTTGATTTTGACCTACTGAGCTATCAATATCTTTTAATTCTTTATCTAATTTATTAACTCCTGCCGCTGCTTTTCTAGCCTGTGAACTATTAATACCATATTGAGCGGCTAAATTTTTAGCGTTCGTTCTCGCTTTTATTAATTCATTTGATAATTTAGCATAAGGGCTTTCTAATGCTATTATTGCTTTTTTTTGATTTAAATAAGTGGAATTTAATCTCTTTAACTCAACATCATTTTTAATGTAAGTTGAACTTGAGGTATCACCCGCTTTTTTTAATTTTAATTGTGCGGCTCTTAATGAATCAATTTTTTGCTTAGTCGCTTGTGCCTGTTTAGACAAAGCTGCTGTCATTTCTTTAATTTGACTTGAAACTCCATCAGCGGATTTTCCTACACCTCCTAAAAGGTTGGCGGATTGTGCAGCATCTTTACGAAGATTTGTATTATCAATACCAGTTATCCAAAATAAACTTCCTATATTTTTAGCCATTGTTTTCTATTTTGACATTTGAGAAGCAAAATCCATTATTCCTCCTTTTTTAACTTTTTCACTCTCTGGGGTGCTTAAATAATTATTTTCAATCAGCATTTTAACGGCTGTTGAATATGGCATATTAAGCATCTCATCGTAACCAAAGCGAAACACCTTTGCAAGTATTGTTAAGACATTGATTGCGTTAAATATTTCTGAGCGGCTATTATCTCCTGCTCTGTGCTTCGGCTCACAACTGACCCCGTTATGATAGACATCTGAAAAGACTTTGTTCCCATTCGGGAAAGTATAGCCATCAGAATCATATAAGTATCGCTGAACTCCATTTCTTTGAAATCTTTGTCATCAATGCCAGTAATTATCTTAATTATATTTGCAATAGGTGATACGTACTTATTGAAAAGTTCAGGCATTTCTTCAAAGTAATTATTCTCTGCTGCCTCTCGCATTGCCTTTAAGTCGTTTTTTGCAATAATGGTTAAGTACGGATTGATTTCAATCATTTTACCGATAGTTAAAGTAGGTATCTCAACCTTTTTCTTATCGTTTTTCCCGTAATTATGTACATACGGAATCCGTAAAATGTCATCAGCTTCTAATTTTAAAAATTCTTCTAATTGCATCTTTTAAGGTTTTAAAAAAAGCCGAACTGTTTTTGCCCGGCTTTTAGTTAGTTGCAATTAATTATGGAGCTACCCATCCGTCAACGCCCCAAGATGATAAAATAACGCCTGAACCATTAACTGGTGCAAGAACTACGACTTTAAGTTGCAAACCGATCAAATCAGTTTTAGATAATGACCCGCTTACTGATGCGATTATCTGGCATTTTGGGAAGACCAAGCCGACAGTTTGCCCTAAACTATCTTTCGTTTGTAATTTAACCGACATGATAATTGTAGGTATGGTAGTTGGTGAATTCCAACGGTCAGGAGTGGTTGTAGCTGAAGCCACAAAAGCACCACCCATAAAAGTAGGAAGGTCAGAAAGTTTTAACCCGAACAATTCAGTCGTAAAGTCTTTAGGTTGTTTGCCTTGCAAAATTGCATAAGCCGTGTCTGATTGATAAATATCAATTTCAGTTTGTGTAGGTTCAGCAATATTAAAACTTGCTGTTCCGTCTTTCACAAGATATGGGGTAAGTGCTGCCCCCATTGCACCGTCAGCTCCAACCGCTCCAATAGAGAAGGTCGATAGTCCGGTCATTTCAAATAATTGTGCATCTGCTGCCATTTTTTTATTTTTTTAAGTTATTGTTACGTTTACTCTAATATTCATTAAAGATTCTTTATCCGATTCATTTACTACCGTTCCAGGTGTTGGGTCAATCGAATAATATTTAACCCTTGTTGTGTCTGAATTATAGGATTCTAAAGCTGACATAATAGAACTTTCAAGCGTTGCGATTCGTGCGCTGTTTGTCATTCCATTTTCCATTTTTGGAATATAAGCATTCACATTTACCATAAAACGATTCATTCTATTGTTTCCCCAACGAGTTGAGTTAACATTTGCAATTAGATTAATCACTATTCGCTCCGTATTTATTGCCGTAAATGGGCTGCTGAATTTATATACAGGAACTCCAATCGGTTTTATTACATCTACTATTAAGTTAATTAAATCTGCTGAATTACTCATTTTACTTTACCATTTGATTAAATGATTCTAAAACTTGACTTTCATTTGGAATTGATCCAGTCAATACATCGTAGCCCATTGCCTCAACATAAAGTGCATAATTCATTCCGGCCGTTACAATTAAAACTATCCCATTAGAATTTTCGGCGGCGACCTCATCGGCTAAATTTAGACCCTCGGTAACTCCGATATTAGCGTCTCCAAACTGTTCATAATTTCTTTTTACTACAACCCCATTATTCGCAATAACATAACCAATACTTGACCTTAAATTATAAGTTTGATTTTGATAAGTACTAGTTGACCTCGCACTATTTACAAATTCATTTCCGATTCTAATTAAAGCAGCGATGAATTTATTTTCATTATTAACAGCATAATTTATTAGCTGCGCTTCGAGTTCCGATACTTTGAATTGTGGGATCATACCATAAAATAATTATATTCAGTTCCTAAAATATCTCTTTCAACACCATTGTGATCCTTAACATTCACTCCCTTTAAAAAAGTTAGTTCTTGCCCTGGTGCAACATAAACCGCATAAGTTATATTGATTTGGTCTACTAAGCCGCTTACAACAAATCTCCCTGTTTGTAATTGTGCATCGCAAATAAATGGAATCCAATCGACTACTTGAGCTATTGGGTCATTATTTGCATCCACACCGCCACCGGTTAATGTTTGTAATTGCCAAGTGAAACCATACCTTACCATCGTATGCCATTTATATTAGCTGTTAAGTGTTCGATATAAACAACATTATTTTTCTTAAATATTGCTTTTGCATCGTCCACCAATCGTTTTCTCGCTGCTGATGAAAGACTTTCAGAAGTCCGTCCTTGTGAATAATCTGAACTTTTAGCCTTTTCAAGCATTCCCCAAGCTGACGACACTTCGTTCGCATCTGTCAAGCTGGGGTTAATACCTTTACCTTCCAGAACTAAGCTAGCGATAGCCGAGTCTGGAAAATAAGAGGTAAATGCTAAAAGGTTAGTAACTGCCATTTATTATGATGTTGCGTTTGTTTTCAAAATTGACATTGAATTGGCAGCGTTGATTACTGGGAAAGCGTTGAACTCGCCTTCTGTAAATTCGTTACCATCATTGTCTGAAAATTTAGAAACCAATACATTCAATGCTGTTGCATAAGATTTTCCGGCTACCGGGCGTCTTTGCTCGTTTGCATAAGAATATAATAATTCACCTAAATTGTCATCAACTACAAATGTTACTCTATTGTCTGCGAAAGGTAAAACAGTAGTATGAGTACCATCTTTCTCTTCAACTTGAACAGGGTAATCGATTAACTCAATTGCAGGAAGTCCAATGCCTCTAAATAGTTGTGTTACAGTTTCAGGTGCTATAAAAGCATTTGAAATTTCTGTAAAATTACCAGATGAAGTTTTGAAAGCGGCTTGAAATTCCGCAGAACCTACCATTAAATCGAAAGTTGTTGAACTCATTTTGATACTACCATATCTCACACCTTTTGCGATACCAGTTTTAACTTTAGCTTTGATATCTTTTAAAGGTTTCATTGTAGCTGCATTGGCCGTACTCCATACAACTGATGCAAAAGTTTGGTTAATACCCCAATCTAATGAGTTATCCCAAGTAACACCTTTAGGGTTGTTGGCGGCTGTTAGTGTCATTACGCCTGTACTCATAGCTTCTAACAATAATCTGTCAATAGCTTTGTGTGGCCCGAGTGTTGCACGTTTAACGTCTGGGATTAAATGATCCAATATAGTTGCTACATTGATACCCATTTTTCCAACGTTGTCTTGAAGTTCTAACAAGTCTCTAACTTGTCTTTTTGATAATTGGTATTTGTTACCGAAAGCGGCAAGCTCACCGTTTATTTTAGAAATTGCAGGTCTTGTTGCAATTGGTTTTCCTGAACTAAAATCTATAACAGAAGCTGCAGGGCTATTTTCCATAACTGCCAAAATTCCTCTCCAATCTAAAGAAAGACTAAGGCGTTCTGTAAGATATTTATTCCAAATTGGTTGCTCGAATTGCGCCACGGCACTATCCATTACGAACTGAAATGATTTACTTTCTGAAAGCAAATTCACTAATGTTGTTTGATATGCCATAATTATATAAATTGAAATCTAGTGGTTAAAGCGGTTTTAATCGCTGTCGAAATAGGGAAAGGTAAATTAGCTTCTTGAATTTCAAGTGCGCCAATTATAGCCGTTACGGTTGCTGACCCTGTTGATGTTGATACTTTTACGTTATCTGATAACAAAGCATTTGCGCTTAATAAATAAGCACTTGTTGCTCCAACGGCATCCGCTTCAAATACAACGTTACCGGCTGTGAAAGCTGTTGATACTGTTAAATGTGTCAATTCATCATAAGCTGCATTTGCTGTGTCAATTGCTGTAACTGCTACGGCAATAGCTCCAACTGTTTGACTAATCGCATCACCAACTTTAAAAGCAGAACCTTTTGAAACTCTCGTTTTAGTGGTTGTACCTCCTGTGATAACAGTCGATGTTTTAACGATATTTGCTATTCTTGTGTCATAATCCACATTAAGTGGTGCGCCTTTAAGAATATAAGCAAGACCTGATAATACGGTGCTAACAAGCGTAAATCCGCCCGCAGCCCTATCAGCTTTTGCTTCGTCCCATAAAATCTTATTTACGGGGTCTTTTACTCCATTTATTAAATCCATTTTTTAAATGTTTAAATTACTTTTTTCTTTTTTTGATTTTGTTTCTTATTCCACTCTTCCATAGCGTTTTTAAGGTCACCCGTATTGTCACCGCTGCCGCCACCGCCAGGAGTTCCAAATTGTTTAATTCCTAATTTTGCTAACCAAGCTTTTTTCTTTTCAATTTTAGCCTTAATTTCATCGTCCGTAGATTTGTCCGATAAACTCTCTTTGATGTCTAAAATCAATTCCTCATCTGTTATACCAGCTGTCTTCACGTGTTTACGAAAATTGGCGTCAAATGATTCGGTTTCTTTTTGTTTTGTTAATGCTTCGAGCTGTGCCAATAAAGGCTTTTGAGCTTCTGCGATTAACGCTGCAAAGTCTGGTGAATCCTTTTTGTCATCAGTTTTGTCATCGGTTTTGTCATCAGTTTTTTTAAAATCAGATTTTTGCCGCAACGCATCTAAATAACCCTGTAAGCCTTTAGCTCCTTTAAATTGTGGGTCTTTTGCGATTGCTTCGATTTCCTCTTTCGTGTAATCCTGAATTGTTTTCTCTTTAGCTGGAAGTGAAGTTTTGTAAGATTCGACCCAAGAAGATAAATCTTCATTAGTTTCAAAGCTCAATCCCTTCCCTAAATCCTCGCTGATGCCCTGTTTCGTAAGTTCATCAGTAATAATGCTTTTTTCAAGTGGCATAAATAAATTATTTTAATTTGAATAAAATTAAGATATTAATGAACTTTATAAGTTATATGTAGTTTATTGTTTCGGTAGGAGGTGATTTAAATAAAAAGACCACCCCGGTTAGAGTGGTCATCTATTCAATGTAAAATGTATTTTTATTAGTTAGTTAGGAATCATAGCCTTTGCCACAGCTTTACTCACAAATAATGTCAGAGTTATTAAAACAATACGAAATAAACGATGCGTGTTCAAATGCTTCAACCCTATTGTTATCGCTTATGTCGTTATTTTCAATTGTTAAATAAGGAACTCTTGCTATTTTATACTTACCACCAAGTTTTTCACCCACTATATTCCACGCTGATTTTGTTTGTGAGTGAACAATTCTTGTTTTTAATTTTGGATTTTTCATAATTCTAAATGCTTATCAATCATTTTAACAAATTCTTTTATTTCTATTGGCGTGTAAAACGAATCACCGTTACAAGTAAATGCAGTTACATTTTTCATTTTGCTATCTTTACAAGCCCAATCAATATTCCAAAATGCTCTTGGTTCGGTTTCATTAAATCCATCATCATCATTTCCTAACCCCATTTCATTTAACCTTATTTCTTCTTCATCGTAAATGAATACTGGTAGCCATATTGCTTTTTTGAATGTCATAATTTAACTTTTTTATTTTAATTCTTTAATCAAAGTTTTTAAAGACTTAATTACATTTTCTCTTTTATAAAATTTCATAATTTAGGTTTTAATATTAATTCAATCCAGCAAGCTGATTACGCTTCGGTTCTATACAACTGTCCCGCATTACCAATAAACATTAATATATTTGCACAATCAGCAATGTATTCTTTCACTAACTTTTTATCATCGTTTTTTATAGCTATAAGTAACTTTCCTTTATGATATTCTAGTTCCCATAACATTTCATTCAAATCATCCCACTCTCTCCAATCTTCTTTGTGTGAATTATCATCAAGTTCTTTTTGCATCTGTTCAGCAAAGTCCTTTATTTGCTCTATCATAATTTAGTTTTTAAGATTAATTCAATGGAAAATTCTGTATCATACCATAGTTTACCGCTTTTATCTTTAAACCAATATAGATACTTATTATCTTTTTCATCTAGTTCTATTTTTTCGATAGTTGTTTCTAAATCTTCTCTAACTCTTACCTTGTCTCCTATTTTAAATTTCATAATTTAGGTTTTAATATTAATTAAATGGTTTTTAGATACTCATCTATCAAATCACCTCTATCTTCAAATTCCCCATATTCCCATTTTTGCTCATACTCTTCCCAACCAT